CGGCTATGGCGGCGGTGGGGGCGGCGGTGGCGGATGCGGAGTATCTACTTCCTCTGGTGGAACTCTAAACACTGGCGGCCTTATTATTCTCACTTATACACCGGGTGCGCAAACCGCAGTGGCTACATGGACCGGCAGCACTTCCTTCTTGGTAAAAAGCCCAGCTTCCCGTAATGTAGTGGCAACATGGAATGGCTCCGCTACTGCTAATATCAAGGGGCAATCAAAGGATAGAGGGGTCGCTACCTTCTCTCCGAGTATGAATGTTTCGATTGCCGGTCATCAGCAGGGCGGTGTCTTCAAAAGCATATTCACCATGAATCCCGCGTTTACGTTCTCCCCTAAATCAAAACCAGCGGCCTCTACGGGGAGTAAGGGCATTTCGGCCGGTCCTGGACTTAGCGCTACGCCCGCCGGACTATCCAGCGGTCACGGTGTGAGCGCACACTCCGGCTTAAGCGGTTCGATATATACTAAATAACGGATGCAAAGTAGCGAAAACAATGGTAAAATGCTTAATATTAACCCTGTTTATCTAAAGGAGAATACCGATGAAAGCGTGCAAAAAAGGTGGAAAAGTTCAGGAGCATATGCCCAAGGGCGAAGATAACGAGACTCCCGATGAACCCCTCAAAAAAGGCGGTAAGGTAAAGAAGGCTGCGCATGCTCATGGTGGCGCTGCAAAGCATCGTTTAGATAAGCGCGCGCGTGGCGGCAAGGTAAACTCACCGAGCCATCCCCTGTCTGGTGCAGCTCCTTCAAAGATGCGCCCTGATTTCAGCGAAAAGCAGAATATCGGCAAACAAGACAATTGATTATGACCGCTAAAGACGACGATTCCGGCACTAACGAGCCGGACGGCATGGACGACGAGATGGCCAAGATTCCGCCTCCCAAAAAGAAAGGGGGAGGAAAGGTGCATGGCGCCATGCCGAAGCAGAGGTTGGATAAGAGAGCGCGGGGTGGAAACATCAATATCAAGCCGAGCCACAAGGGTCTTTTGCATAAAGATTTGGGTGTAAAGTCCGGGGAAAAAATTCCCGAAGCCAAGCTGAAGAAAGCAGAGCATTCTTCTAATTCCGCTGTGAAGAAGCGCGCTGTGTTTGCTGAGAATGCAAAGAGTTTTAAACACTAGGGGTTAGCAGCGTTGCGCTTTCGCGGCGCTGGTCCGCAATTTGAGAGAGCGCAATGGCAACGACTTCCGGGCAAAGTTCATTTTTTCTTTCAAACGCGGATATTTTGCTTGAAAGTTTTGACCGCGTTGAATTGCGTCCTCCCGCGCTAACAGGCGAGCATATAATCAGCGGAAGACGCTCGCTCAATCTTGAGCTGCAGGCGATGAGTAATTTTGTCCCTCTTTTATGGAAGGTCGATAATACTCCCACACTTATTCCACTGCAGCAGGGTGTAGCATCTTACAATCTCCCGACTGATACTGTGACGATGCTGGATACTTATCTACGCACCTTCCAGCTGCCCAACCAGTTTAATGTAGCGCCATCATTCACTACGGTCGCAAACAGCAATATCATCACTGCCAGCATCCTGAATAACGGACTGCTGCCGGGATATTGGATTCAGATAGTTACACCTGTCTATATAGATGGGCTTCTATTATTTGGATTCTATCAGGTCATCGATGTAATCAACCCTAATAGCTTCACCTTCCAAGCCGCAGGCAGCGGTACAGTGGGTGCAAGCGGTGGTACGCTGGCATTATTTACAACGGCATCCGCAAGCTCACTTGTGCAGGTGACACTGGGCAATCACGGTTACACAGCAGCCGGACAGATGTTTAATGTCGGTGCAGCAACCACCGTCAGCAATGTAACGCTATATGGGTCTTACGTCATAACATCAATTATTGACGTTAATAACTTTGTCATTCAGACGTATCAGGTGGCTGGTAGCATTGCATCGGCCTATGAAAACAATAATCAGCTACAGGTGCAGGGGCAGTCGGTAAATATGGACCCGATTGACCGTATTCTGACTCCGATAGGGCGTACCGATTATTCGCAGTTTCCCGACAAGTTTACGCAGACGATACCGACGCAATACTACTTTGCGCGTAACGTGAATCCTACGGTCACGCTTTATCAGGTGCCAGACGGTAACGGACCATATGTGCTTTCGGTATATCTCATGCGCCGCATTCAGAACGCTGGTGTGGGTATGGGGGAAATCCCTGACATTCACTTCCTGTTTATGGATGCTCTGTGCGCGAGATTAGCAGCTCGGCTTGCTGTGAAGTATGCCAAGCCAATGCTGCCCGTTCTAAAGGAAGAGGCAAAAGAAGCATGGGACGCGGCGATTACGGAAAATCGTGAACGCGCTGAAGATTACATCGTGCCGAATCTTGCACCATACTGGAATATAGGTAGTTGATATGGCATGGAGATACCACGGCAGATATTCTCCCGATCCATATCATGGCGTTGCAAGGGGCGTTTGCGATAGGTGCCAATTTGTTTGGGAGCTATCGAAACTTCAATACCAGTATGACTTTCGCGGCGACCAATTGGCTAATACTCGCTTCCGTGTTTGCCCTCCTTGCATGGATAAGCCATACGAAGGCTATCGCCCGGTGAAGCTACCGCCAGACCCGCTGCCTGTATTGGACCCCCGCGTGGAACCATTGGCTGCTGAAGAGAATTCTGGCTCTCCGCCGTTTAACCCGCTTTCAATTTATGTACCGAATTGATTTATGAGCATAGCATATACAGATTTAACGACTGCGTTGGGCGACCTGATGGTGGTGACTATCACCAGCCCGTCTTCCGCTACTCCGTCAAATGACACCAATTTTAATAACATTCTTCCGCGCATTATAGACTCTGCGGAGCAGCGTATATACAGGGAGCTGGATTTTCTCTACGACCGCACCACCGATTCCTCCACATCACTAACTGCCAATAGCCGCTCCGCGACACTTCCCACCGCCAACATCTTTGTTGTGGTGCAGGGTGTGAATGTAATTACTCCCGCCGCAACCGCACCGGCTGCTGGTAAGCGCAATCGACTGGAAATGGTTTCAAAGGATGTGCTGGATATTATATGGCCTACGGAGCAGGGTGGGGTGAATAACGGGCTGCCGACTTATGGGGCGCTTTTAAACACCAATACGCTTATAGTGGCGCCTACGCCAGACGCGGCTTATATTTTGGAGTACACGGGTATCACGCGCCCAATCCCCATGTCTTCCTCGAATACCACAACTTATCTCGGCACTACTTACCCCGATTTATTTCTCAATGCCTGTATGGTGTTTGGCATGCTCTACCAGAAGGATGCTGACTTACCACAGGGCGCTCCTCCCGGCCAGGATGTCACAAAATGGGAAACGGAATACCAGAAGGCCAAGGCAAGTGTACTCTCTGAGATTCAGCGCCAGAAGAATCAGGGGCAGAATTGGTCTAATTATTCTCCGACACCGGAGAGCACGCCGCCGAGGCCCTGATATGATATATTTATTAACTCAGGGATTTTTTCCAGACTCTATTATAGGCAGGTTTATATACGCCTTTTTTTCTGAGAAGTTTTCTTACAGATGTGGCATTGCAATTATATTTCTTTGCTATTTCATGTGCACTGCTACCGCCGATATACATAGCCACGGCATCATCTTTGTCTATTTTTTGTTTATGGGGGTATTTCTTAGTATATCTTTGTTTTGTTATTTCGCCTATCTCAGCGGTTTCTATTTTATTCATATTATATTTCTTAATCATCTGAGAAACACACTGAACAGTGACTTTGAATTCTTTTGCAATTTCTGTCAGCGACTGGCCATCTTTATGTTTAAGAAAAACAAGCTCCGGGATAAGTTTTCTGAAACTTCTTATGGGAGGGCAATCTTTTAACCCATGAAGTGTATTTTCAGAATAAGTTATCCATTCAAGGTTCTTTATTCGGCTATCAGCCGGATTATGATTCTTGTGGTTAACAACATGTTTTTTACTTGGCCTTGGCCCTATAAATGTCTCAGCCATAAGCCAGTGGACTGCAACAGGTTTTTTTACTCCTCTTGCGTTAAGAGGGGCAAATGCATATCCATTGGCAAGATGTTGCTTAACCTCGATAGGGGCGCACCTTATTCTTCCGAGGTTGCTAATTTCATATCTGTCGCTCCAAGGCTCTACGGCTATTCTTTTCCATATTTCTTTTGGCATAAACTCTCATTTCGTTTAGAGTAGGTATATCATACAATGCCATCAGTTCCAATAAAATTATTGCCCGGAATAAACGTCGAAAAATCCCAAACCCTGAATGAGTCTGGTTTTTCGTCATCGCAATTAATACGCTTCTTCCAATCTTTAGCTCAAAAAATTGGCGGTTGGCAGCGCATGACATCCACCGCGCTCATTGGAGTATGCAGAGGGTTGTTCGCGTGGGCAGACTTGTCAGGAGTTGGTTACATTGCTGCCGGAACAGAGCAGCGGCTAGAGGTGTGGAATGCGGGAACTATTTACGATATCACGCCGGTCTACGCTACCAACAATATATCGGGGCCATTTTCCACCTACAGCGGTCAATCGACCATTATAGTCGCTGATTTAACCACTCAGCCAGCTGTTGGCGACTGGATTAATGTTATCACCACCACGGCAGTTGGCGGTATAATTTTGCAGGGGTTGTATCAGGTAGCAACCATTATAGATGGGACACACTATACTTTCACAGCGGCAAACGCTGCCACCTCCCACGCAGTCGGTGCTGGCTCTACTGCTGTATATACAACGTATAGCGGTCAATCGACAGTGTATGTTGTTCTGCCCAATCACGGGCTGGCAGCCAACGCTGTATTTAATGTCTATGTCGCAACCACGCTAGGCGGGTTAACACTCTTTGGCCCTTACGTTGTCCAAAGTGTCATTAGCGCAAACAGTTTCACCATCACCGCCTCTGGGGCTGCGACCAGCACTGCTACCGCCTCTGAAAACGGCGGTAATGTGCGTATTCAGTATCTCCTGCAGACAGGGTTAGTTTCCAGCACTCCGGCGATGGGCTACGGAGATGGTGGGTATGGCCTTGGCCCGTATAGCATAGGCGCGTCATCGGGCGCGCTTACAGTGCTCAGGCAGTGGACATTTGGACAATTTGGCCGCATTCTTGTTGCGTGCCCGATAGGCGGTTCGATATATGAATGGGACCCGGCGCTGGGATTCTTTGAAAATCCGGCAACATTGGTTTCCGGTGCACCCACCATTGCAACCGGCCTGTTTGTCGCCATGCAACAGCAGCAGGTCATCGCCTATGGCATTCTTGACCCCAACACGGGCGCTCAGGACCCAATGCTTATTGGGTGGTGTGACGTGGCGAATCTTAACCAATGGACTGCCTCCGCCACCAATCAGGCTGGCACCTATCGCCTACCCATAGGCAGTAGAATTGTAGGCGGGATTCAAGGGCCGCAATACGGAATGCACTGGACTGACTTAGGGGTGTGGTTGCAGCAGTATATCGGGTTCCCCCTCGTTTATGGCTTTAATGAGATAGCGCAGGGCTGCGGTCTTATTTCCATGCGCTCGGTCGGTGTGCTGGGTGGGGTCGTGTATTGGTGCTCGCTTAACCAATTCTACCAATTCAACGGTGCCGCCGTATCGACACTGCCATGCACGGTATGGGATTTCTTCTTCCAGAACGCAGCTTTCTCTGAGCAAGACAAATTCTTGTTAGCTCCCGACAGTCACTTCAATGAGTTTTTCTACTTCTTCGCATCATTGGCTGGTGCCGGAGAGATAGATTCATACATAAAGTATAATCAGGTCGATAAGGTATGGGATTACGGTCAGCTTGTGAGAACCGCATGGTTCGACCAGAATGATGTCCAGAGCAATAACCCCATAGGCGTCGATGCAGCTGGGTTGATTCAGCAGCATGAGAGCGGCAATGATGCTGATACAGCGCCTATGGTTTCCTCTATAACCACTGGGTTTTTCAAGCTCTCAGAGGGGCTTGTAGTCATCTTTCTGGAGCGCATGATTCCTGACTTTGTAGCCGCAGCAGGCACCTCTATACAAATCACAGTCAATATGGTAAACTATCCTGACGATACTCCCTTGTTTTCTCAGACTTATACGTGGGTAGCCGGAACGACAGAATATATTATTGTGCGCGGTAGGGGGAGATTTGCCCAGCTCACGATAACAAGTAGCGGGTTTGGTGAGTTCTGGAGACTAGGAGAGTTCTTATGGGTTGGAACAGGAAGCGGACGCAGGTCGTAAAATGACAGGGGACCCCAATCAGAATGCAGTCAACGCTCTTAACCAGATATCATTGCAAATAGCGCAGCAGACAAAGACAATGAACAATATTTTTCCACAGATTATCGGAACCTCAGCGGGCAGTGTAACATCGGGCGCGATAATTCCGCTTAATTATGTGGGGTATATTAATCTCACGGACCCTGCTACAGGACAAACACTTAAGGTCGGATACTATAAATGACGAATACGCCGAACAAGGGCTACAATTTACAAGGTACAGGAACAAATTCCGGTACATGGGGAATCGTCCTTAACAGTATCTTTTCTACCATCGATAATAACCTTGGCGGCACTCTATCGTTATCTGTTGCCGGGGCTGCAAATGTAACGCTTACGTTGGCTCAGGCGCAGAATCTTATCTATAATTTTACTGGCGTGTTGACCGGCAATATCAATGTTATCTTTCCTGCTGCTGGCGGCCTTTATTTTATCAATAACAAGACGACTGGTAATTTCACTCTTACCATTCAGGCGGGGACAAGCGTCAGTGGATTTCTGGTTCCGCAGGGAACACAGGCTCCGATTTATGTGGACAATTCCTCAAGCCCTCCGACGGTGGGTGGTGCATCTGGTACGCAGTATATTTTTACTGCTGGCACCATTGGCGGAACCGCAAATGCGATAACCACCTCTACTACGTTTCCTTCTAATTTTGCGCTGAACAACGGCACTCTTTTCACAATAATCCCGACATCATCCAATACAGGTGCCACCACACTTAACGTGAATGGTACAGGGGCAATTGCCATAAATAAGGTTGGCGCTACCGGCCTTATAGCGGTGCAAAATGGCGATATTGTCTCCGGAGTACCCTATATTCTGCAGTATAACGGCTCCGTATGGGTGGCGCTGAATATTGTATATACAGCAGCCCCAACGCAAATTGGAACAAATTTTAGTCTCAGCTTTGCGTACTGGCTTCAGCCCACAATAGCTACTGCGGCTATCACCATAACAGTGCCGCAAGTTTCAGCGAATTTTACCTATTACTTCAATCTCCCGGTGACAGCGGGTGGCGGTGCTATAGTATGGACGCCATATTCCACAGATGTTATCTGGGTGAACGGCACCTCTCTTGGCGCCGGTGTAAGCTATACACAGCCCAAGGGCTCAACCGCATTTCTCACCACGGATGCGAACGGGAATATCTACCTCAATGTGGACAACGCCAATCTTTCGTCGGCTTATGCGACAGCGCAGTATGGACCTACAGCTGCATCCGGAACAAACACAACGCAGCTTGCTACGACCGCCTTTGCCGCTGCGCTTCACGGTAAACTGCTTAATGTCCAGACTATCACGGCTACGGGGACCTACACTCCAACTGCCGGGACGAATAATGCAATAGTTATTCTGCAGGGACCGGGCGGCGGCGGTGGTGGTTGCGGTTCATCAGGTGCAACGGGTGGAGGTCAATCAACCGCCTCTACGTTTGGCGCTATCCTCACTGCTAATGCTGGCGGCGGCGGTAATCCTGCCAACGGCGGTGGCAACGTGCCGACAGCCAATGCGGCAGGCACGGCAACGGGCGGTACATTTAATGCGACCGGTAGCGTTGGATTCAACGGCTATGGGCAGGTATCTTCCAATAATAACGGCGGTCCTCCCGGTGCCCCCGGCATTTTCGGAACTGGTGCAGGCTCAGGCGGAGCACCATCGGGCGCTGGCGCAGCGGCAGCCGCTAATACGGGTGCGGGCGGTGGCGCGTCTGGCGCTGTAGCTAGTGTATGTAATTCCGGTGCGAGCGGTAGCGCGGGTGGATTATCAATATATTACTATACGAGCGTAGCTTCGCAAACAGTCACTCTCCCTGCTGGCGGAACCGCCGGCGGCGCGGGAGTGTCTGGTTTTGCTGGTGGCGCAGGCGCTAAAGGTGTCTGCATAATAATGGAGTTTTCATAATGTCCATTGCAATACCACAAGATGCGCCAGCAATGACTAGACGGACACTAGGGAGTATGGTGCCGCACCCCGCTGGTATTGGTAAGATAGCCGGCGCGCATCTTGGTATTGCTGCTCCGCGCATGCATTTAGCAGGGGGCGGCAGTGCGGCAACGCAGTCGAATATCCTGCAAACCATGTTCCAGCCCGTGAATGCTTCTGGCTCCAGCATACCCAATGCAGATGTGAATTTTGTTACCTCTCCCGCCCTTGCTATAGGGCCCGGCCCACAACAGGGGAAAGCCCCAACACCCCAGCAGGAGCCGAGCGCAATGCAGGACGTGGCGCAGGGCACGCAGGCGGCCAATGGGCTGACAGGGCTTTATAATGGCGCAGGCGGCATTGGTAAATCTATATCTAATTTCTTCAACCCTCTCTCTCCTGGCGGTATAAATAATCCTGTGAATGCCGCAGGCGATTCAATTATGAGCCCAAGTTTTGCTGCCGCAAATGGATTAAGCTCTGGTACAGCAGCGGCGGCTGCAGTGCCTGCCGCTACTGACTTAGGTGCATCGATAGCCGCATCAGCAGCGCCAGCCGCTATCGCAAATGCCGGGGCTACTGCTGGCATGGCTGGATTGGCGGATACTACGGCATCGGGATTCTTCAGCGGACTCGGAGATGCTTTAGCCGCTATATTTGCTTTTGAACAAGGCGGTGCCGTACCTGGATATGCTGAGGGTGGTGATGTATCTGGCCTTACCAACATGCTTATGCGGCGTGAGGCAGGCGAGACTTACCACGCCAGCGGGCTGCTCAACAGCGCTGGTCCGGGCCGCACCGACACCATTAATACCAATGTGCCAACAGGCGCGTATGTGATTCCCGCCGATGTCGTTTCGGGTATTGGAGAGGGGAATACTCTAGCCGGCTCTGCTGTCATCGACCGCATGTTTGGTAGCTCACCTTATGGGATAAAATCCCCGCAGATTCGCCACGGCAGAGGGCCGGTTCCTGAAAGAGCGCCGACACCTATTAATCCCGACGCCGGTCCGTCAACAGTCGATACCGGCTTTATAAACAGCGCCGGGAAATATGCAAAAGGCGGCGCAGATACCGGGAAAGCACCGGTCGTGGTGGCGGGTGGCGAGCATGTACTCTCACCGCAACAGATTATAGCTAAGTTTGGCAGTCTAAAGAAGGGGCACCGGACGCTTGATGAGTGGGTAGTCCAGACACGTCAGAAGATTGCTAAAGAGATGCTGAAATTAGCACCGCCTGTAGGCTCCAAGGTAAAAAAGAAATGACCTTCCCCAACCCATGCCCCAATGTCAGGTTCTGTAATGAAGGCGATAAAGGTCGTCTTGCCGCTTTTGTGCGCGAAGGGCATGATGAAAGTGCTATGTTCACGCTTAGCGAGCAGAAGGTAAAGACTGTTATTGAACATGCCGTCAACCCGCCCAGAGATACTGCAGGCGGAGTCATTCATCTGGTGCTTATTGGAATTATCGACGCTCCTGATAGCAGCGGGAAGATAGCAGCCAGCCTTGCGGTGGAATATACGCAGCCGTGGTACAGCGATGACTGGGTGCTCTATGAGCTTTGGAATAATGTCCGGCCAGCGTATCGCAAATCCACTTATGCTAACGACCTCATCAAGTTTGGGAAGTGGATTTCAGATGCCACGCATAGGCCGCTTGGTATGCAAATTTACACTACCGAAAGACTCATTCCTAAGATAGAATTATACCGTCGTAAGATGCAGCAGGTCGGGGCATTGTTTGTCCATAACATGCATTTTGCAACGGGTCCTGCAATGACGAGAGGCGAGAAATGATGTTATTCGCAAATGGAGTGTTGTTATGAGTGGCGGTGGCGGCACAACTTCCTCCAATAGTACTACTACGGTGCCGCCCCAGGTCCTTGCCGAATATCAGCAGGTTACAGGGCAGGCGAACCAAGTCGCGTCTGCACCACTTAACCAATACGAAGGGCAGGTCGTTGCCGGGACCACTCCGACTGAGCAGAGTGCTTATAATACCATCAATAATATGCAGGGCATTACTGCTCCGTATACACAGCAAGCCAGCAATCTTTTGGGGCAGGCCAGTCAGACTATCAATCCGCAGACTGTGGGTGCGAGCCAGATACAGCAATATGAAAGCCCGTACACGCAAAATGTTCTGGGCAGCACTATGGCTGCTGAGAATAATCAGGATGCGCAGCAGCAGGCCCAGCTTCAGGGCAATGCTATTTCCAGCGGCGCATGGGGTGGCGACAGAGCTGGTGTGGCGCAGGGTATTCTGGGTGGCCAGCAGGCGATAGCAAATAACGCCACCAATGCCGGTATTCTCAATCAAGGTTACTCGCAGGCGTTACAGGAAGCTAACACACAACAGCAGGCTGGACTTGGTGCTCAGGAAGCCAGCCAGTATCTGCAGGAGAGCGCTGGCCTTGGTATGAACCAGCTCGGAACATCCGCTCAGAGCAATGCGCTTGCGGGCGCTAGTGCACAGCTTAACGCCGGCCAGTTGCAACAGCAGCAGGCGCAGGCCGAGCTTAATGTGCCTTATGAGCAGTTTCTTCAGCAGCAAGCCTATCCGTTCCAGACTACGGGGTGGCTTGGTAATATTGCAGAGGGTATTGGCAGCAATACCGGCAGCAGCACCACGGGGTCTAGCACTGCCCCCAGCCAAGGGTTATTCAGCGACCGTCGCCTGAAGAAGAATATCGACAATGCTGGTATTCTTGTTGGAAAACGCGGACACTATCCTCTCCACACCTTTGAATACAAGGGCAGCGACCAAAGGCATACCGGTGTTATAGCGCAGGAAGTCGAGAAGAAGAATCCCGATGCCGTGCATATGGACCCCAGCGGGTATCGTAAGGTAGATTATACCAAGCTGGCGCGCGGTGGCATTGTGCCACATCGTGCGGATGGCGGCAGCACATCCACTTATTACTCAATGGGCGTTCCGCTGTCTCAAGAGGCCGCAGATGCCGCAATAGCGCAGGGCGCAATTCTTGATACCACCAACCCTAACGCAGCCTTCTATCAATCCAATAGCACAACATCCACCCCCGCCTCCTCAGCCACCCCCTCTGGTTCCGGCACCTTTACCGCTCAGGTTGCTCCAACCTATGCGCAGTTTGCCGCCAGTCCGGCTGCACAGTCTGGCACACCTTATACCGGCGGTATTGTAGCGGGTCTTAATGCGGCAAATCAGGCTGACTTGAAAGCTATATACGGCAAGAGTCGCGGAGGCATTGTGGCTCATCGTGATTCAGGTGGTAGCACGCCGGATGATTCCGCGATCGCCTCAAACAGTATTTTGCGGCATATCCAGCAAATACCGCAACGCCTGCGCTTTCAACAGGCGGCTCAAGGGAGCGCGTATGGAACTGGAGACCAGCAGGCCATATTAACCGGCGGTATGAAGCGTGGTGGCATTGTGCCGCACTTTGATGAAGGTGGCTCTACGCTTGATGGAGATTACGACCCCACGAATTATGCGATGGCCCCTGGTAGCGCAACAGGAATACAGAATGCAGCGCGTGATGGATATAATAGTATTCCCGCCGATGATAATGGCATGGGGGCGCTTTTACAGCAGGCTGGGACAAATGAGCCTGCATCGCAGAGCAGTATAATGCCTGCACCGACTCCTCCGGTGAGCGCACTTGACCATCCGGATAACATGCCTTCCACTTCTGCGCCAAACTACGAAACGGAGATGCCGAAGACGCATGAAGCCAACCCGTGGCTCTCAGTGGCTGCTGGTGTCCTTGGCACCCTTGCAGGGCGCTCGCGCAATCCACTCGTGGATATTGGACAGGGTGGCTTGATTGGCCTGAATAACTACGCAGAGCAGCAGAATGTGGCTGATAAGCAGAATTACGAAGAAGGCAGCTTCCATCAGAATGCCCAGAAGCTGATGCAGGAAGCGCAGATGGAGACAGATAAATTTAAGGAAGAGAAGTTGCGGGATGCTAATATGGCGGACTATCAGAAAGGTGAGCTTGGTATAAGGCAGCAGGAACTGCAGAAGCCGATATTTGATAAATACGGTAATCCGTGGCAGATGAACCCGCAGACCAAGACATATCAGAGGGTAGATATGTCCCCCGCCAGTATGTCGTCACCTGCTGGGGCCGGGGCTACGAATAATAATCCGCGTGACGCAGCTATAGATATTCTGCAGCAGGAGGGTGTTCCTGTCCTGCCAGTTGCCCCTAACGACCCCGGAGCACTCAAAGCACAGCAAGCGTATCAGGCTGCAGGGCAAGTTGCGCAGAGTATGCTCGATACGTTAAATCACCAGAAGGCTCTTATTGGCACCTATACAAGCGGGCCGCGTGGTGACGCTAATAAGGGCTGGCTTCCAAGCGCGGCTGGCATGAAATACGGGTCGGAAGAATTGGCTGCAGGTAATGCCGATGATTTGGCAGCCAGACAAGAAGCAGAGAAGGATGCAAACACCCTGGCAATGCAACAGACATCTCTCCTGAAGAATGCGCGCCCCGGCCTCCGTATGATTCAATTTGCCGGCACGACAGTTCCAAATCCGAATATGTCCGATAAAGCGCAGCTTTCCCTTATTAACGAAAATACCGATAAGCTAAACCAGCAAGTTCAGCGCGGACAGATTGCTTCTATGTATTCAGGGCTGCATCCTAAGAATATAGACGCTATCATGAATAATTATGAGACGGCCAACCCCACCACTCTCTCCGATGGCTCAAGGAATTCAAACTGGATGCCATATAGGAAGTGGATAGCATCGGGAAGGCCAGATACTGCGCAGTTGCCAGCTAATAGCGGGGCGTCTGTGGCCGCCCCATCAGTAGACCCGGCAGCCTTAGCGGAGGCGAGGCATAGAGGATTAATTCAGTGACCGATTATACAGGAATGTCTGATGCTGATTTAATGGCTGCAGTTAATCCACAGCCCGCACAACCGCCCTCTTATTCCAATATGAGCGATGCCGATTTATTAAAGTTAGTCGGCCCGCAGCCTCCCCCTGCCTCTCCAAAACTGAATCCTCTGGCAACCGGCATATCCAAGACCGGGGACTGGATGGGGGCGGCGGCAAGTGCGGTTGGCAACGCAGTCGGCAGCATACCAATCCCGGATATTCTGGGTGACGCTACAGGCGATACATCCACAGACACCCCAAGAGATATTGGTGAGCTAACCAGCAATATTGGAAGCACAATCGGGAGGGCTGCTAACACCGCTACCGATGCCCTGCGCTCACCATCGCAATATGTAGCTAATGCTGTCGATAATCCTAGTAATGACCAAGCCATGCTGGATACACGCGATATCGCTGACAATTTCTCGCAAAACCACCCGGACTATTCAGCAAGTGTCTTAGGTGGCGCGAAGATTCTTGGTGCCTTGGGAGCGGCAGAAGGCGTATCGTCTGTTCGTAGAGCTATCTCTAGCGCAACGCAGCCTGCAGCTGATTCCTTCGCAGCCTCTAAAGTAGCCAATACATTGGCAAGGAATAACGTGCTACCAGATACTCAGGCCATAATGGAAGGTAGGGGTATTTCATCTGAGGCTGTAGCGACAATGACGCCTCAGCAGATTACAAAGATAAAAAACCAGATGTACGCAGAGGGTGTTGTCGGGAATATTCAGGATGCCCGCACTATAAAGAACGGCATATATTCTATGGCTGATGAGGTCGGCAACGACGATACATTCAATGCCGCAAACACCAAGAATCAACTTGACGCATTGCATCAAAAATACAGCAATGACTCAGCCTATGACGGCACTCCATTAGTGCGCAAGCTAGATAGCTGGCGCAATATGTTTGATGAAGATGGTTCCATTACCCCTACACGGCTCAATAAATTACAAGACCAAGTTGACGACGCCTTCCGCGAAAATCCCAAGTCACCAGAAGGCGAGGTGTACGGTGCTATACAGACACCGGTGAATGGAGCGGTAGATGCCGCCAAACAGCAATTTCCTAATTGGGGCAAGCTCATAGATATTGCCGATGATGCTCATTATAACCTGATGAAATCCACGCGGGATGATAGTACCTTTACCGGCAAATGGTCGCCTGACAGTCAAAAAGATTTTCAAATAGTTGCAGGCAAAAGCAACAATCCCGCTGATTTTATGGGCGATACTCAACGCCAAATAGCCAATCTTGCCAATGTCAAAGATGAGGCGGAGCTGCAAAAGATGATGACGGTTGTCCCAAAGGACTTGCAGGGGCAGTATCTTACTGACGTCCAAAAGAATGCGTCTACACCGTTAAAGCTGAGGAACGCTATTAAAAGCATTATCAGCGTGATGAAGGGTAATCCGGGAGCGAGCATCACCAATGCTATGCAAAGCCTGCCGTCTACAGCAGATATAGCCGGATGGGACCCCGATGCCGCTACGCATATTACAGACAGAATGCAGTCATATAAAGATGCGGCCAGCGATGCATATCAGGCGCACTTAGATGCTAAGCAGGCGCAGGCTGCTGCCGGAGCTTCTGCGCAATATAGCGGTGCTAATGCCCAAAGACTTTTACCCGCACCCTCTTACTCTAATCGCCCGCCCGTAACTCCGCAGCAAGCGCTCCCATCGCCACCAGATATCAGAACTAACTCCGTTGGAACGTCAGCTACCCCAGGCGGTGCGTCCTACACCGCCCCGCGAGGTGCTGTGGGGGAAAACACATCTCCCGTAGCCGGTATTGGCTCCCCCGCAAGTGGCGGCGTTGACATGCGCGGCGCGCAAATGCGTAGCGGCTCAGAGCTTGGTCAGTTTGCAGCCCAGAATGGCGGACAGCCCATTAAGCCGTTTGAGAATGCGACTTCTATGGGGCAAGTCGGCAGCAAGATTCATGACCCGGAGTATGATGCCGCTATGGATGCTCTTCAAAAGCTATCCCGCAAGCGTGGCGGTCCTATCCCCACACCTGCGCAGATAAAGAAGATAAACGGTATGGCGAAGAGAACGCGAGAAGGGCGGCAGGTCACATGATAAATTCTTTCTGCGGAGATAAAAATGGCGGTGGATGAGCAGCGTTTTGGTGAGCTAATAGGAACTGTCGGTGCTCTTGTTACAGCAGTCGCCGATATGAAGGGGGCGGTTATTCCAGCGCTCAGGACGCAGGAGGAGAGGATGACCAAGTTTACCGACCTGATGAGGAGAGAGCTGGCTGACCACAATGAGAAGGATGAGGTGGTTCACAAGGTGGTGGCTGATATGCAGGACTTGATTTACGGCGATGGAACCGCTGATGATTTAGGGATGAGAAAAGAGGTCAGCAGGCTCGTAAAAGGCAATACAAGGCTGCTGGCATTTATAGCCGGTGTCGCAGTTGCGGGTGGTATTGCAGGGCATAAGCTTGGGGTAATTGTAGATAAATTCTGGTGAACCTACGCCCTCAGAGGACGCTAATCCCCTTCGGCCTCACGCTAAACTTATTGATTGCCGCGACCGCATAAGCGGCTTTAAAAACCCTAACGACAAATCCATCTGCGGTAGTGTAGGAGTCAATCACGGGCCATTGGGTTGCCGTGTCACCTTCGTCGTCCATTAGTTTCCTAGCCTTTTTGGCCATCGGACGGAATGTTGTTGACAGTTAATAACGTCAATGATAATGACTTCCTTACAAAAGTCAATAATAATTTAACGGGGAATTTATGCTATTCACACCGGAAGACCTTGAAACACTTGAGCCTTTCTTCCAAAAAGCAATTGAGAAGAACTTATATAGAATGCAAAAGCAGATTGAGCTATTGCAGGCCGATATTAAGGCGCTCCGCTCCTTAGTCCATGCAGGCGTAATGGATGATTAAGATTATACTGCCGCTACCACCTAGCGTTAATTGCCTGTACTCCGGTAAGGGCAGACGTCACAAGAGCAAGCGATATGAGCGGTGGGAGATAACCGCTCGCAATGCGCTGCGGTATCAGAAATTTACCCCCTTCGGTAAGGAGCCGCTAAGAGCGCATTACCGATTCGGCAGGCCAGACAAGCGCATACGGGACCTTGGCAATCTAATAAAGGCGGTTGATGATTTTATGGTGCATGAAGGTATCATTGCTGACGACAGCTGGATACATCACATAACCATTGAGTGGGCTGACGTGACAGGAGCCCATATAGAAATCAGCCTCCTGTAAGCGCCTCCAGCGCGTTGATTGTAGACATCAGGAACCCCATCCTTATAGCGAGCATGCCTCTTAAGTTCCCGGTATCGTGCTTTGCTCCACACCAACACCCGTATCTCTTTCTTATCCTGGCAATGGGCATAAGTCCCACGCTTATCATAAACAGGCGGTCGCGCTGCCAATCAGAATGGAGGACTCTTTGGGTCAAAGGAAAACTCCTTGCAGCCTATGGGTAAAATTTCTGCCGGTATAGCCATTTTACACTGTTTGCAGATTCCGGGGAACTCCCAATTTATGCAGGCCGTGCAGGGTGTGGTGGTTAACATCTTGTTAACCTCCTCCCATGCATTCTCCAGCGCCTTGAGCAGCGAGTGCTTCTCGTGGGGAGTCATTCCATATGCTCCCGCACCACGTTAAAGTATTTCCCCACCCGCTGTACATCCACCGATTTTGGCTTCCGCAACTCAGAGGAGCGTGCCAGGGCATCGGTAATGGTATTGGGAGGCTGGGTATCGGCATGGCCGCGCCACCACGCGCAGGCTTCATTCCTGAGCTTACCGGAAGCCTCAAACAGCACCCATTTGCGGAATGACTTGGATAGGCCGCACATATACTCAATGCGCAGGGAGTCCGGTCGCCCTTCCTTGGTATGGCGATAGTAGAAGACGTTTGTAACTTCGTGAGTCTCAATCTGGAGCTGGGTAGAGAGGACGGCGGCAGAGGATGCGGTTTTATCTATGTCCAGCTCATGCGGCGGGAACTGGAAGCCACATGCCGGACACTCCATGACTGCAGCGTGACATTCCTCCTTGCAGGCTGGGCAGATTTTAATCGGCGCTTCGCCCTTGCCCTTTTTCTTCTCTTTGATATGCACCTGGTCGATGGGGCCAAGGGCTTCCACCACCCGGCCGAAGTCCAGAAGCAAGCAGTCAGATTTATTTGGCGCTAACCGCATACCGCGCCCCGCAGTTTGTATATACAACACAGGGCTACGCGTCGGCCTCATGAATGCCATGAGGTCAATCTGAGGTGCGTTAAATCCGGTAGTCAGAACCATGACGTTGACCACACATTGCACGTCACCACTCTTGAACCGCGACAGAATAGAATTGCGCTCTTCAGTGGGTGTTTCACCCGTCACCATTTCACAGTTAATATTGTACTTTCTGATTTCATCGCGCACATGCAGACAGTGCGTAATTCCCGCCGTAAATACCAACCACTTGTTTCTTGCCTGCCCGAACTCAATAATCTCCTTCACGCAAGCGCGGGTTAGCATATCAACATCAACTGCCCGCTCAAGCTCCCCGGCAATATAATCCCCACCACGCATCTTGACACCATGCACGTCCATGCGAGTCTGAACCTGCGGCGTAATGATTGGTACTAAATAGCCGCGATTGATGAGGTCGATGATACCAATCTCATAGCATATATGAGTAAAGAGTCGCCTTTCACCCTTATGCAGATAGCCGCTATTGGCGCGAAATGGGGTTGCCGTAAATCCGATTACCTTGAGATATGGATTAATAATCTTTAATTCCTCAATGAAGCGACGATACATGGTGTCATCTTCGGGGCTCAAGAGGTGACTTTCATCTATAACAAGTAAATCCGGCACATGTGGATAACTCAGCGCACGCTTATACATACTCTGTATGGTTCCCATCACCACATCACCAGACAGGTCCTTCTTGCCGAGCTTATCGCTGCAAAAGCTGATGCGTAGATGCGGACAGTGCTCGGCTAATTCCTGCGCATTCTGAATGATAAGCTCGGAGACATGAGACACAAGCGTTACCCGCGTGCCTGGATATAGGCTATAGGCGCGTTTTATAAAGTCAGCAATGATCAGGCTTTTACCGCCAGCGGTAGGGATGACCACCAGCGGATTGCCCTTCTTTTTATCAAAGTAGGCAAAGATGGAGTCCACCGCCTCCACTTGATAGTCGCGCAATGTCTTCTGTGCTGGTGTTGGAATAAAGAGGTCTGGCATCATTTCACCTCACTATCCGTCCAGATAGCCCCAGACTTGAGGCGATAAGTGATGGACTTATCTGTAGCCTCAATCACTTCACCGGGCACAAACCCGGGCAATAGCAAATGAGCAGGGCATGCGGCAAGCTGCTCATCAAGAGTCAATTTCTTTCCCCACCTGGCGCAATGCCATTCCCCGCTTGCTATGGGTGAGCTGTGAACGCAGCTTCGGCAGGTTCTGTCCGGCATATCGCCCTTATGGCACACCCCTGCAAACGAACAATACCGGCATTCAAAGTAGGAGGCGTCATTGCTCAGTCGGTCAAGCGGCTCTTGGGATTGGATAATACGTTTCGCCTTGGCAATCTCATGTATAGCATGGGCCGCATCATAATCTGTACGCACACCAATCCAATCGCGTCCGCCTGGAGTTGCTACAACAAGATAATGACGTGTACGATTGTGATAGTGGCAATAAGTCTGCGCTTGAGAATAATAAACGGGGTTCCACTTCTTTAGTGCCTGCTTTTCACCCAACTCCACCACGGCCTTTTTAAGCTCGTTAAACTTCTTTTCTGAGCAGCATTTGACTTCAAGCACATGGGGCGTTTTTGGGGCTTGCAATATACCAAGTATATCCCCATCAAGATGTCCGCTAAAATGGCCATCATGGTCTTTATATCCTATTTGGTTGCCATCTTGCAGCTCGCTTATAAGTGTAATACCATCTACTGCACGCAACCTATCAATAACAAGTTGCTCCGTCCTGTGACCATCTTCAAACCTTTTAAGCGTAGCCGCATCAAACGCCTCGTGGGCTGCGAACCGGAATCTGTACCACGTCTTACGTGCGCAGCTTTCACCGACAGATGACATCCCCAAATATGCCCTCGGCTTCTCCTGCGCTGCCTTGGCTACAAGGGCCGCATCGGCGGCAGCCAATGTAGGGTCTTCTTCAAGGATGCTGGATAGGGAGCTCACGCATTCCCCTCTTTCAGCACCAGCTTATCCCCAGCCTTCACCATTGCTAAAGACATACTCAGCGCGTCAATCAGGCTCTGCGATGCCTTGGCGTCAAACTGCGTGGTAAACTTCACCGTCTGATTTCCAAACACCACCTCATTCTGCAAGAGCACGTTCTTGTTCTCCCTATCCGTGCCGGTCGTGTAATGCAGTATATACATGCCCTTGAGATTGGTGTTCATGGAATGGAGCTCCTGCAGCAGGTATTCAAGCTGCGTTAACGCCTCACTCACATCCTCGTCTGACACCATGCGTAGCAAGTCCTTCATGGCATCAGACGGGCTGTGTTGAGCCTCACACGCAACGGCGTACAGGGCCTTTATGGTTGAGTGGATACTCACCCTACTTCTTCCATCCCGGAGCTACCGGAGCAGCGGCTGGAGCAGCGGCGGCGGGAGTGCCGACATTATTCCAGTTTGGCTTTGCGGCGGCAGCAGCAGTCTGCGCCGGAGCAGCAGCGCCCTTCTTCTTAGCATCCTCTGCATCTGCGTCTACGCCGACGGGGTAGTATTTTCGGCACTCGTTTTTTGGTTCAGGATATTTAGGGTTATCGGAAGCCTTGACGATAAGCCGCCCCTGCACTGTTTTTCCCAAAAGTTCCTGATCATCATGAATAATACCGTTAATACCGCAAGCCTTTGCCAAGTCAGCCAGACCTTCAATGCCAATCTGCCGAGCCTTCTGACTCTTGTTAACGATATTAAACCTGTCCCAGAACTTGCGATTGCTAAACTGAGGCGGCGCCTGGACGTCAAACTCAACTTCCTCGTAGACACCCTGCTTGTCGTTAGTGTCCTTTTGCTGTACGCGCACGATAGTCATTACATATACACCGGGAGGCAGTGGATTATTGCCAGTCGGCGAAGTGCGTTCATATTGGGTGGTATCAATTCCTACGGTAGCCATTTTTAGTCTCCTTACTTAGCGTTGTTGAAAAATTTAGGCAGGGTAATCTTCTGAGCGGATTGCTGCATTCCGACTTCCTTCTGCGTAGGCTGCTGGAATTGCTTGAACCACGGGATATGGGAAGATAGTACACTCCATACATCACCCCAGTTCTTATCTTTAACTTCAATCTGCGGTGGCAAGCTGTAGCGGTTTTTAGCGCTCCATGCTGGGCGTGCTTCAGTATATACAATGCGCTCTCCTGAGCCAACTGCGCGGTTACGCGATGCACCAAACCCAAGCTTCTCTCCGGTAAGTGCTGTACGCCAGTTAGCAAACAGAACAATGTCGCTATGTTCAACAATCTTATCCTTTGCCGATGTCTTTTCCGCATCCTGAAGTTTTGGCATGTAACAGTCAAAGCTGTCCATATCGGGCGGTGTTACCTTGCGAATGGCGGAGTGAATGATATAGATAATCATCATATCTTTTTCAAAGCGAAGGCGGTCGGAAAAGGCAATAAAGTCATTCCAGTAGTCTATGGCCAGCTTATACCCCTTTCCGTAGCCATAATCCTCGACATTCTTAACCGGCATTCCCTTTTCATTGGTGGGCTGCTGACGCATAAGATAATTCCACACCATTGGCTCGTACCAATCGAGTGTATCGAATACGGCGGTTTTATAATTATGATTTCCATCCAATAAGGCTTGAATACTCATCATCACATCTTCATAGGTCTTGCACAGAGGAAACTTAGCCACATCCAGATTACCAAGGCTATTCTCCGTTGGAATAAAAATAGGCGAAGGGGCGTTGGCCGCAAACGTACTTTTTCCTAGCCCCTCGTCCGAGTGGATAGTAATTACCGGTGGATTTTTTGTGATGCCGGTTTGAATTGATTCGAGTGAAATGGCCATAACTATTCTTCCTTATCTATGATTTTAATGGATGGGTTTTTTGCCTTTACGGTTCTGGCGGGACTAAAGAATGCCTTAATGTTGTCACCCCATGATTTATATAAGGTTTCGCTGACACCGTACTCAATCTTGATATAATCTTTTGGGTTTGCCCCATCAGCGGCAATCTGTTTCCAGATAGCGTCTAATTGTGCCTGGTCCCACTGCACATCCTTGGATGTATCTATCTTGGCTATCTTATTGCCAAGCTGGAGATTGACAATGCCGAACGCCTCTGGCTTTGCACCATACAAGGCTTTAATCTCGGCTGCCTTGCGATTGAGAAGCTCATTATTCAACTTCTTCTTTGCAAGCTTTACTGCAGTCTCGTCTTCTTCTACAGCTAACAGGTGTTCGGCAAGCTCGGTATCATTAAGTGTGGTTAGGTCGGGTATCGTTTGCATCGCTTGACTCCTTTGGTTCGGTTTGAAAAAAGTTATTGACTAATTTGTTTGCAGACTATAATGTAGGTGTTATTGAATGTCAATAATAATTTTAACGGAGAAAATAAGTATGCGCCAGGTCGTTTCAAAATGCTACTGTCTTCCGCCTGATATTGTAAAATGGCTAGATGCTGTAGCTAAGAAGAAGAGGCGCTCTACCAGTAGTATATTGACTGAAATACTTCTCGAAATTAAGCAGACTAAAACCTCCAAATAATTAAAAAACTACGGTGCGGGGAGCACGCCTATGGCGGATGCGTTGGCAGCATGGCTATCTACAACTATCGGCCAATATGCTGCTGCATATGCTAAAACAAGCTATGTTCTCCCCCTGCATGGCATTACAGCGGATTTAAAGTGCACCTGCGGTGCTTCTGACTGCAAAAGCGCTGGCAAGCATCCATTCACCAAGCACGGCCTTAAAGATGCTTCTAATAATATAGAGCAGATAGCTGCTCTTTTTAATTACAGAGAAGATTTAAATATTGGCTTGCTCACAGGTGAGAAGTCCGGATTCTTTGTCGTGGATGTTGACGGCAACAAAGGCGGATTTGAATCTCTTGAAAATTTATTTCAGGCATACGGAGAGTTTGACCCAACTGTCATTATAAAAACAGGAAACGGCGTGCATATCTGGTTCGCCTATCCCCAGGGGATACATATAGGGAACCGCACTAATCTTCTGCCTGGAATTGACGTGAGGGGTGAAGGCGGTTACGTGGTGGCCGCTCCGAGCCGCCATGCGTCTGGTGTTTATTATGAGCCAACAGAGACAAGCGCCAGAAATACTATTGTGGCCCCTGCATGGCTTACTGCGATGGTGCAGACAAAAAAAGAAAAGATTGAACCGGTAGACAGAAATAGCACGAGCGGTGCTAAGTCAGAATGGAGCGCCGAGGAAATACAGGGCATGCTTGATTGCATAAACCCATCCCTCGGCTACTCGGACTGGATTGCGGTCGGCATGGGAATTCACTCAGGCGGCTATCCATACAAGCTTTGGGATGACTGGAGCAGTCGCGGTTCAAATTATGAAAGAAACTGCTGCGCTCCTCACTGGCGTAGTTTTAAAACAGATGGCGGCATATCTCTAGGCACGCTCGTGCAGATGGCCCAGCTCGCTGGCTGGAAGCCAACACCCAAAGAGCGCGAGATTGTCGATACATCGAATGTGCAATTGCTGATAAAAAAAGCGGAGAAGGCTTTGAAGCCTGCGGCAGTAAAGAAACCCCAGCCTATGGTGCTTGGCTTCAACGCGCTGGAACTCCCCGGCCTTATTGGCGATACAGTGCGCTGGATTACCAAGCATGCCATCTTCAAGCAGCCTGAGCTTGCCCTTATAAACACGCTCGCCTTTGCAGGCTCTGTCTTTGGCCGTCGGTACTCTTCCCCGCTCAATACGCGGACCAATCTGTATATGGTCGGCATTGCGGGAACAGGTGACGGTAAGGACCACAGTAGAAAGGCAATTAAGGAGCTGGCCCATGCTTCCGGCCTTGATGACCGCATTGGCGCTGATGCCATTCGCTCAGATTCAGGTATGTTACGCGGCCTCATGAATAACTGCAGCCAGCTTATGATGATTGATGAATTTGGTCACTTCCTGCAGGCTATAGGTGACGATAAGTCTCCCCACTATATACGCTCGCAGATTGGTATTCTGCTGAAATTATACAGCACCTCAAATAGCATTTATAATCATGGGGAATATGCAGACTCCAAAACAAAATCGATAATTATCCAATATCCCAATCTCTGTATATACGGCACGTCCACGGAAGAAAAATATGCCAAGTCTCTCAAAAAATCAGCCATCGACAGCGGTGAGCTCAATCGCTTTATCACCATCAAATCCAGGCAGGGAAAGCAATATCCCGATAAGATAATGCCTGCCTATGAAATAGAGCAATCGCTTATAAACAGGTGGAGTGAGTTCTCCCCTAAAATCGGCAGTTCGCTTGGTGATATAGTTAACAGCTCTGATATGGCTCCAGACCCGATTACAATCCCGTGGGGTGACTGCGATGAAATACAATATGCCATACAATGCAAGCAGGTCGATAAAACCAATACCGACTCCCCCATCCGATCCCTCTGGGGTCGCATGTTTGAGAACACAGTAAAGATTGCTATGATTCTGGCAATAGCCCGGGACAAGAACAAACCTCAGTTCAAGCCAGAAGACTTTGATACCGCGCAGATGATTGTGGAGTCCTCTATCGAATATCTTAGCTATCTCGCCGGAACACGCATGAGTGAAACACCGCAGGAGGATAGTAATAACGAAATAGTCAATGCCATCATAGAAGCGGGTGGGGAAATGGGGCGCAGGGACATCATGCGGAAATTCCGCAAGCTTAAAAAACGGGACCTTGATGAGGTGCTGGGCAGCCTTATTGAGCAGGAAATAATTGAGGCTGATAAAGCAGCTGATGAGGGCAAGGGGCGTCCGAAGACTGTATATAAGATAGTGAAAGACAATAACATTTCAGCCGTGGCTTAAGAGCCCATTATATGCTATTATTAGATATAACCCTCTCAACGGAGAATTACCCTCATGACGCTCCAATCCATCAACGTCTTCATTCTGAAATACCATCACATTGCTCGTGGCATTCTTATTATCGCCCTGGGCCTGCTTATTGGCCTGACTGCATACTATATCGAGCAGCATGTTATTCTCTTCGGCAGCTTAGGTTTCATGGCCTTCGCAATCTACGAGGGTGTAATTCACATGCTTTCTAACCCGATTAAGAGAGATATCGCTCTTGACCTGGCTAAGGCTGAAACATGGGCAAAGTCGGAATTAGGTTTTGACCCTACAGGGGTTATACAGCCAACAGGGGCGATACAGTCTTCGGATGCGGCACCCACCCCAGCCCCCGCAGCAAAGCCGTGAGATTCTGGCTCATAGCAGTAGCCCTGCTATTGGCATCCCCTGCCTACGCCTGCCTTCATGATTGCCAGCCCGATTACCGCGCATTTCGTCTTACAAGGCAATATGAGGGGTTAAGGCTCTTTGTGTATGAAGATGTAGCGGGGCACGGAACGATTGGATTCGGGCACCTCATAAAGCCAGAAGAGTCATTCTCCAGCCCCATAACTGGCATTGAGGCGGAAGCCCTGCTAGAGCAGGACGAGGCTATTGCAGCTAAGGGTGTAAATTCCCTTGTGAACGTCGATTTGACCATCTCCCAAGCTAATGCACTTGACGATTTTGTTTTTAATCTTGGTGCCGGTACTTTAGCGAGATCCTCAATACTTTCTGCGCTCAATGAATCCTGCTATATCCAGGTTACTTCTAAGTTTCTTGAATATGATAAGGCCCGCGTAGGTGGTGTGCTGCGGGTGTTTCAAGGGCTGCTTAGCCGTAGAAGGGCAGAAGTCTCGCTATATAGAGAGGATGTTCAATGAGCGGATATATAATTCTTCTACTTATGGCTATATCACTACTCGGTGGCGCGGGTGGTACATGGTACGTGAAGGGCAATGCAGACAAGCTTGCCTTGGAAGCGGCAATAAACACTCAGAAAGAGAACGATAATAAATTCTGCGCTAAAGAAAAACAAATCACCAAGGAGGCCAACGATGGACTACAGAAAGACCGCGATGCTATTACTGCCAATCTTGCTAAGTATCAGCAGTTGCACCCCCCGCAGTGTATCATGCCCGCAATTACCAAGCCTGCCGCAAAGGGTAAACATAGGGCCAGACCCACAGCAGCTAATGGAATCAGCACTGGCTGGCTACGTAGCTTTGCAGCCGACGACTGCGCCGTCTACCGTGCAGCGCTGATACGGGAGTACCGGTTTGAAGACGCCATATGGGCGTTGTTTAAATGAGATATGCAGCCCTGATAGCTTTGTTGCTGTCGGGATGCTCTGAACCGCGCTGGTTATATCAAGGCTCACCGCCACAATGGCAGGATGCCTACTATACCTATGATGTTAAGCATGTGGTGAAATAACTACGGTGTCTTAGTCTGGGAAAGATCGCGGCTGAATACAGCGGCACATTGAACTTCGTGGTATTCAGGCAATCCGCAATATGATTCATGTGTCTTTCCTGAATGCTTGTATGATTGCATGGCTTGAATAGCCGCCTCCGCCATGCGGTTCAAATCCTCGCGAGTCAAATTATGGTCCAGGGGATTATTATGCTGGCAATAAAGTGCTTTTGCCACATGCTCTATAAGCTCTCTATCCATTG